AAGATTGGTGTCTATCGTGGTCGTGCAACAGCTAATGTTTCAGATTATGACATTCCTACAAATTACTCAAGTTATGTTGTTGTTGAAAATGTTCAAGGTACAACAAACCTTGATATTACTACATTCCCAACATTAGATATTCACTGTGTACCTAAACAATATATTGATAAACAAGGCACAGCATATTACAATTCCACAAAAATTGGTACGATTCGTGTCAATAACATGAAGTATAATGGTGCAACCACAACAACATTAGGTTCATCACATACACATAGATTGAATGTTTTTGAAGCTAACACAACACCAATCATTGGTAACCTTGCTTCTTCTGGTAACGCATCCGCAAACGTTATATTGCCTGCCGCATGGTGTACAACATTACAGGCAAACTCATATCAAGGAATGTATTTTCACATCACTGATGGCGCTGGCGCCGATTTGGCACCAATTAGAATTGAATCTTCTGGTTCAAATTTTATTAGATTAGATTCTAGCTTAACATTTACTCCTTCTTCAAATGCATTTACGATTGAATCCGGTTTCTCTGGTGCAGAATCGCTAGTGGTTCGTTCTGGTGGTGCATTGCTTTGGGGTGGTGATATTAATGTTGAATCAAGAGATTCTTCAGGTGATGCTTATATTACAGAAAAGAATAAAGATAGTTTGTTGTTTGCAATTCCTTTTGAAGCTTTAAAAGAAGGAACAATCACAAACTTTGATTTCTTTGCGAATAAAGTTTATGCAAACAAGTTATCGGACGGCGGCGGTGTAATTACAATTTCCACTGTTGGTACAGATACGTTTGCTTTTGCTGGATCAGGCGGCGTTTTAGGTGATACTGCTATTCTTGAAAACATTGTTTGTTTGGTTCGTTCTGACACTTCTTCAACAAATTCGGCATCAGGTATTGCTGCAAACACCATTTTATCATTGGCTAATAACTTATTTACGGTTACTGCTGTTAATAGTACAACAATTCAAGTTGATTTGAACACCGCTGCAATTCGTTGTGATTTTATTATCAAAACAAAAGTTAATAATGCAGAAGATGGTACAAACGGTGCAGTCAGAACAAAATCTTTATTTCCAACAAATGATTATTTGCACGAAAGAGTTCCATATATATTGGACGATGTAGACGCTTTAAACGTTGGCAATACAGGCACGGTTACCGCTATTACTGGAGGCTATGTTTTTCCAAGTATTGGTGTTACACACTATGATTTTTCGACTATTGGTGGTTCTTTTCCACTAAACAATCTTAAAACTCCTGGTGTTCCAGTTAGTTTACAAGTATCTGACGTTTATGAAATTGTTAGGATTGTTGATTCAAAAACAAATACCGGCAATATTACAATGTCAATGTTGACTAATCCAGCACACGATGTAACTGACCACTATGAGTTGGACAATGGCCATAGAAAAACACATTATGACCATGCAACAATTAAATTGAAACGTGGTTATAGTTCACCAACTGGTTCATCATTGATGATTCAGTACAAATATTTCAATCACGCCGGTGCACCATCTCCACAAAATAATGGTTTATTTACTGTTGATTCCTATACCGGCTCAACTAATTTAACATATAATCAATTACCAAGATTCTTCAACCGTGAAGATGGTAAAATTATTTCATCACGTGCAGCTTTAGACTTTAGACCAACTAGAGATGTTGCAAGCACCGTATTAACAGGTGCAGTTAATCCTGACCCAGATTCTTTGGCTGAATTGTCTTTTGAATATTATTTGCCAAGAATTGACCAGATTGTTGTCAAACCTTCACAAGAACTTTCAATCATTAGTGGTAAACCTGATGTTACGCCTATTGCACCACCAGTTGGTCCAGAAGATTTACATCTCTACACAATGTTTGTGCCTGCATATACTGAAAGTGTTAAAGACATTCGTGCTGACTTTAAGAATAACAAACGTTACACAATGAAAGACATTAGTGCTTTTGATTCTAGAATTAGAGGGTTAGAATACTATGTGTCGTTAAATACTTTAGAAAGAAATGCAAATGATTCCAAAGTATTGGATGCTACAGGATTAGAACGATCCAAATATGGTATTTTAGTTGATAACTTCTCTGATAATTCTGTACAAGCAACATATGGCGATGCTGGTTTTGATAATCGATGTATGGTTGATAATGGTTTATTAAAACCGGCTTCGTTGATGCGTACAGTTAAGATGATTTGGAATCCAGCTGCTTCGTCTGGTTCATATCGTGCTGTTGGTTCTGGTGACAAAAAATCTTTGATGATGGATTTTACATCATTGGCATTTGCTCAACAAGATTCTGCAACGAAGACTGTAGGTGTGGCCAGTGCTCTGTATGGTGCATTTAGAGGAAATATGAAATTGTATCCTGAGTATACAGCAGAAGCTGATACGGAAACAACAGCTAAAACTACACTGAATTCAACGCAAGGTATTGAAAACGCATTTAACTTTTTAAATAATTCATTTAGATATATTTCAGACCAGAATCCAGCTTGGGATAATGATAAGAATAATCCATTCGGTAAAGTTATTGATTCAAAATGGTACGAAACAACTTCAGATTCAACTTCAGTAAAAGTAACAAGTAGTGGTTCTGGTTATGATTTGAAAGATGCTGATTTTGGAACATTACAGACTACAACAAATAGTGTATACATCAAAAAAGGTGCTCAATACACACAACAACTTCTTGCTGCTCCAACCACAAGTCTTGTTGACCTTGGCAATTATGTAACTGATGTTTCAATCAATCCATATTTAAAACCAAGAGCAATTTCTTTTGTTGGTGATTCATTACGACCAGACACAATATATTTTGCTTTCTTTGATGGTGTGTCTGTAAATAATTATGTTGTTGTTCCAAATAGAATTAAAACAACTATTGGTCTTGCTACAAATGGATTCCAACCAGGTGAGCTTGCAGTTATTGCTGATGACCAAAATGAAGCTGCAACATATTTGACAAATTATAAAGCTCGTTCTGGAACTTATAAACTTGTTAGAATTATCAATGCTGACACCGGAAGAAATGTATCTTTAATTAATGAAACAGGCGTTTCACTACAAGGTAAATATATCAAGGGTGTTAACTCCGAATCGATACGATATATCGAAACTCTAGAAGAACACAAGTCTGGAGTAACACGTGCCGTTGGTGCTACAACTATTACTTTAGCTGCAGATGCACCATCTTTTAATATTGCTGCTTCGGCCAATACTAATGTGTTGTACCTTGTAAGATCAATTGGTACTACTGCTGAAGAACAACAAGGCACTGTTGAGAGTGCCGCTTCAGGTGCAACTATTTCTGGTGCAATATTTAATGTTATTGCTTATAATACATCAACAAAAGTTGCAACTGTGCAACAAACAACATCATCAACACAAAGAAGTTTGAGTTGGTCTTACTCTTTAGGTTCAAATAAATCCACTTCAACTGGTGATGTTGGTGGTGTTTTATATCCACCTAAAGCGACATTTAGAACAGGTGAACGTGTATTGCGTATTACCGAATCTTTCAATAACACATACGATAAAGATGCTATTTCATTCACTGAAACTTCTTTTGTATCTTCTGGTATTGCTCTTAAGAAAACAAATCTTCTTAATACTGTTTATAATTTTGGAGTTTCTACTAAATTTACAGGTGAAACAACGTCTAAAGTTCTTTCAAGTTCTACCACATCATCAGTTCTAACAAGTACTGGTTATAACCCACCGCCGGCCGCAGAAAGCAAAACTCCAGCTGCCGTTGTTGACCAAGCAGTTGTTACTAATGTTGTTTCAGTACCATATGAGGATCCATTGGCTCAAACATTCTATGTTGATCCTGAAAAATATCCACTAGGTTTGTTTGCTGAAAGCATTGATTTATTCTTCAGTGCTAAAGATGATACTTTGCCAGTTACTGTTCAAATTAGACCAACTGTTAATGGCGCACCATCTTCAAATTTTTGGTATCAAGAATCTGTAACAACAAAAAAACCAGAAGAGGTAAATGTTTCTTCTTCACCGAGTGTTGATGTTACTTCAACAGCTACTAAGTTTACATTCCCATCACCTGTGTTTTTGAGTCCAGGTTTGTATGCGGTGGTTATTTTGTCTAATAGTCCAGATTATTTAATGTGGGTCGCTGAAAAGGGTGCATTGACAACAACAAATAAAACTGTGTCTACAAACCCATACGTTGGTACTTTGTATAAATCACAAAACTCAATGGAATATGTTCCATTCTTAAATGAAGATTTGATGTTCACATTGAATCGTTGTAAGTTTACAACAGGTACATCTGCGTATTTTAGTTTAGAATCAGAGAAGCCACCTAAAACATACTATGTTGACAAGTTTAGATTGTTGGAAACTTCAATTAAACCAACCTCAGATTTTCCTGTTGCGTCTAATTATTATTTTGTTTCAACACCAGTTGATGGTGCCAAAGAGACTCAATATAGAAGTTTAATTCCACAAATTAAATATGATTGTGGTTTAGATAATAAATACGCACTTGGTTCTAGAAGAAAAGAATTGGTAGATAAAGGTGACTTTACAGTTAAGTACCAAATCTCGACAAGTACAGATACTATTTCTCCAATCGTATCATTAGAAAGTTTGCACTTAAACGTTTTTGAAAACTTTATTGATAATGCAGAGATTGATAGTGAAGACTTCAATATTATTAGTCCTGGTGCAGGCTATGCAAATTCAAATACTATTGTTATTAATTCATCGACAGGTGAAGGTGCAACAGTGTTCATGTCATGTGATGGTGTAAAAGGTAACGTTCTTTCAATAAATGTTTCTTCATCTGGTTTTGGTTACTTAGATGATTTTACAATTTCTTTTCCAAATGCAAACACTACTGCAAACGTTACCTCAAACGCAACGATTGTATTAAATTCTGAATATGACAGTTCTGTTGGTCCTTGTTTGGCCAAATACATTACTAAACCAGTTGTTCTTGCTGATGGTTTTGACGCAGGTGATTTGCGTGTCTATATGGCAGTTAATAAACCATCAGGCACAGATGTTATAGTATTCTACAAATTGTTATCTTCATCAGATTCAACACCATTTGGAGATAGACGTTATCAGAAAATGGAATGTTTTAATCCAACAACAAGCGTTTCTGTAAATGAATCCGATTTCTTTGAATTTGAATTCAGACCTTCTTTAACATTAGATTCGGCAACATACACATCTGATAATGGTGTGACGTACAATACATTCAAAACATTTGCAATTAAGATTGTGATGATTTCTTCAGATCCAGCTGTTGTTCCGTCAGTCAAAGATTTGCGAATCATTGCTTTACCAGCAGGTTGATAAGATGCAAGTAAAAGTTGAAGGAACAAATTATGTTAAGGATATGAGCAACAAGGCTCTACTTAATACCAATAAAAGTGCTATCTTAGAAAATGAAGCTAGGAAGAAAATAAGACAAAATTTATTGTCTAAAAATGAAGAAATAAATACATTAAAAGAACAAGTATCTTCGATGAATGATGACCTTAGTGAAATTAAAAACTTGTTAAAAACATTACTAGAAAAAAAGAGTTAAAGGTTAACGATGCCAACGACTACTATACCAACGATTGCCAGAAGCGATACCATTGACCAGTGGAGAATTCAGACCAACAAATCAGCAACAGATTTGAATGATTTGGGGTTTAACACATATAACAAAGACCAAGGTCAATTACTGATTTCTAATACAGCAAATATTTCCATTACGGCATCGGGTACTCCACTTTCGGTGGCAAATAATGTACTATTTCAAAGTAACTTAACTCTTGCCAACAATATGTTTTTGGGTGTTGTTGGTGCGGCAACCGGCAACTTAATCGCAGGCGGAACAATCAGAGTAACAGGTCCAGGAACAGCATTAAATGTAGCCAATAACGTCTTGGTTGGTGCGGATGTTCAAGTTGTTAACAATGTATATGTGCAGAACATTACTGCAAACGGCAACGTGTCAGTTACCCGAAATATTACGAGTGCTGGTGTGTTGAGAATGACTGGTATAGCAAATGTCATTTATGCCAACACAGGCACGGCAACTATTAATCGTGTCTTAAGTACTTACGTGTATGCTGATGATGTATTTACTCCAAACTTGACAGCTGCTGTGGCCACAATTGGTGTATTGAATTATTTGCCATATGCAAACATTGGTACAATCGATAACAATTTATTAAATTCCAATGATATTAATTCGAACACATTAGATACAACATATGGTAATGTTACTGTATTGGTAGCAAGAACTTCTGCGAACTTGGTTACATTAACATCAAATGTTGCAACAGTTAATACTGGTACTGTTCAGAATCTTGTTTCTACAAATTCTACAATTACTAACGGCATCATAACTACTGGTAATGTTATTACCTTGTCATCTAATGTTGCCACAATTAATACATTGACTGCATTAGTTGGAACTACAATTACTGGTAACGTTGTGACACTCACTTCAAACGTTGCAACAGTTAATACTGGTACAATACAAACATTGTTATCGAGTAATGCTAATGTCACAAATGCTTCAATCACATATTTGTCGTCTTCAAATACGATTACTGCCAACACATTAATTTCAAATAACATTGAAGTTTCCACTGCAAATGCCGCATGGATTAATGTATCGAATAATTTGAGTGTAAAAACTGGTGGCTCAATTCGTGTATACGCAAATACAGTAGAAGATGAAGTATTAACAGTTGATGGTAAAACAACTCTACAAACAACATACATTCGTGGTAACATTGCAGTTGAAGGAACTTGGACCGCATTGGGTAATGTTGAATATGAAGTTAGTGAATTTACACTAAATGCAAATACACCAACTAATGCTGATGCATCTATAAGAAATAATCGTGTAGTTGGTACGGATGCGTTTATTCGCTGGGATGAAACCGATGACCAATGGAAAGTTTCCAAAGGTAACACATACTCAAGTTTGTATGGCATTTTGGATGCAAGCTTCTTAAATGCAACAGTAACAAGTAATAGTACAGCAAACGTTGCAACACCAAGTGCTGTTAAGGCTGCATATGATACCGCAGTTGTTGCTGGTGGTTATGCCAACTCAGCTTACACTACTGCCAATTCTGCCAGTTCTTATGCAAATTCTGGTTACACTTCTGCAAACTCCGCAGGTGTTTATGCAAATGCCGCATTCTTGGCCGCAAATACCGCAAATACATTCTTAATCGACACAACAAATACTGTTGGTATTTTTGCAAATGGTGCCTATACACGTGCAAACGTTTCACAGTCACATGCAAATGCAGCTTACGCATTAGCAAATACAATTGCATCCGGTTCTGCTGCTGGTGCTTATTTACATGCTAATGGAGCTTTTGATTCTTCAAATACAACATTAACATTTTCAACGTTCGCTTACAGACATGCAAATGCAGCATATTCAACTGCAAATACTGGTGTAGCACAGGCTGCGGTTGCTGACCAAAAAGCCGTTACATCTGGAATTTATGCTAACTCAGCATATGCATTAGCAAATACAATTGCTGCTGGTTCAATTGATACTTACGCAAGACCACATTCCAATGGTGCTTTTGATTTAGCAAATACGACCAACACTCTTGCAACTGGTGCGGTACAGAAAACATCTGCATCATCACAAACTATAGCAAGTGATTTGTTAATTAATGGCGATGTAACATTATCTACTGCAAAACGATTGCTTAGTTATAATGCTATCATTTCTGGTGATATTCGTGCAAATGGCAACTTTGTGGTTGTCAATAATGGATTGTCCGACACATCTGGTCCAACACAAAACGGTGGTATTAGAGTTAAACGTGGTACTTCAAGTGATGCATTTATTAGATGGAACGAAAACGTAAGTCCTCCAAGATGGCAGTACAGTGATAATGCTGGTAACTTCACAGATTTTAATGCAGCAAGTTTGTTAGCAGCGAAAGCGACTAATATTGCTGGTGGTTCTGATAGAAGAATACCAGTGCAATCTGCAGCTGACACAACAACATTCATAGAAGCACCAAGTACAGCCAATCGATATTTGCAATGG